CACTCCTGCTTTGTTCCAACTTTTGCTTTATTTCCTCAATTTGAAGCCTTTCTTTTTCGAGGTCCAAAGCACGCTTTTCTTCGTCGATTACCTTTTGTGATCCAACACCAGTTGTTCTGGCTTCCTTTTCAAGGGCCACAATCGAATCCAATGCCTTCGTGTCAATGGAGCCAAGCATTTGAAGTGCAGCCAACTTCCCGGCATTTGGATTAGCCTCAAGAATCATTCCCTGAGCCTTAATTCCATCAGCCATTGCTTTTAACTGAGGATTGTTTCCAGCAGAATTTTTAATTGCTTGCTCAAGCGTGCTGTATGTCTGTTTTGCTCCCTCAATATTTCCAGCTTCCAGTTGAGTGGTTGCCGTTATTAGAGCCGTCTTTGACGCTTTTTGATATTCTTCAGGCAATGCGCTGAAGTTATCCATGATTTGCTTGGAAATCTCAGGCTTTATCAGTGCAAGCTGATTAGCAATAGGCACAATTTCAGCCATTGACGCATTTGAAGGCAACGAGTTGAGCTTGCCAAAAAGCTCTTGTTGCCGCGCCTGCGCTACAGCCTGCTGCTCCATTTGACGCACACGATCCTGTTGCGCCTGCTCAAATGTAATTTTACCCTGACGCAACGCTTCTGCGGAGGTCGCCATTGACTGACCAATCTGACCAATCCTTGCACGTTCAGCCTGAAGCTGAAGCGGCTGCATCTCTTTCTGAAAGGCCGTATTCTGCTGCGCAATGGCAGCCTGCTGTTGCTGAAGCGCACCCTGCTCCTGCATCTGCTGGAGTTGCCGAATACCCATCAAGCTCTGAAGGAAGTTCTGAGCCGGAGGCTGTGGGATATTAACTGTGTAGTCGTAAGGTCCAGCCATAAAAATTAAGCAGGTGAATACCATCCTCCAGCACCGCCAGGAGCTGTGGGAGCAAAATACTCAACAGGAGCACCTCCGTAAGCAGCCTGAGCCTCTGCTTGACTCCCATAGAACCCGCCAGTGCCAATTCCAGATGTAAGGCTTGGTTTGTTCAAAGCCTGCAATAGCGAGTAATTTTGGAGTCCTCCTCCAATACTTCCTGCGATGCCACCAGCTCCCTGTGCAAACGCATTTGCTGCCCCAATCTGACCGGCGGCCAATGCTTGTCCTTGTCCAACCATCAGGTTGCCAATGTTCTGAGCAGACTGTTGTCCTGCTGCCGCTGTCCCAGCTGCTGATGCCTGACCAAGGCGTAATAGGTTTTCAGCAGAGGTCGAACCCAACGAGGTTAAGCCAGCCAGCTTGCCGTACTGAGACTCGATGAGTTGGTTAAGCAGGGCAGGACGAAATTGACTCAATGCAGCCTGCACGTTGCCGCCTCGAAGCCCACCAGTAGCCGCAGCGTTCTGAAGGATACCTTGTTCGCCTTGACGGGCCAGTTCTTGAAACTGCGCAGACTGCTGGATCTGATTGATTGCAGCCTGTTGTTCGCCAGCACCGCGAAGTCCAGCGAGTCCCTGCATGGCTTGTAGCGCACCAGGGCCAGCGCCAATGTATGGCTGAGTTAAGTCTGGTTTGCCGGCCTGAACGTAAGGAGAGAGCAGTTCTCGGATCGCGTCAAATTGCCTGCGCTGCTCATCAATAGCCTGTCCTTGTGACGCAGCCTGCGTTGATGCGGCAGACTTTGCAGCAGAAGAAGCCTTGCTGCCGCTAATTAGAGAAGCTCCTGCTCCAAGTGCTCCTGCTGCAAGAAGGGCTGTTCCAGTTGCAATTGCCATACTAGTTTAGTCGTTTGATGTAAACCGTCTCAGAATGCTGGTATCCAATCCTTTTGAGAAGCGGACTAAAATCTTTAGAGGCCGTTACATGTTGCGTGACAAATAAAACCCCATCCTCTTTTAGCTGATCGTCGCACCACCTCAAGAATCTGGAGGCATTAAAGCCGCTCCTAACATCTGGATGCAAAAACATCACATCATGTTGAGCGGTAGGCTTCCCGTACTCTGGATGAACAATAACAGCAAAAATATTGTAACCTTTAAGCACTCCATCCTGTCTGAGTGTATAAAGGCGCAGCATGTCATTTGAGTCCAAGCTCTCATACATCTCTCTTGGAACTCGAATCCTTACATCTGCGATCACTCCTCCGATCTCCCTGTTGTGCATCTCTCCAAGAGGCAAAACTTCAGCCTCGAACTCTTTTGTAAAGCGTTCGCGCTGAAATTCCACCTGTCCTGATGCAACTGCAACCATGTTAGGTGATCTCCCTCCCAGATGCGGTGAACGTCAAAGCAGAAGCAGTCCCAGCGAGCGTCGAAATGAACCCACCGGCTTCAAGTACCTGACCAACAAGCTCAGGACACAGATAAGTCTCACCGGGCACAATCGAGCGGGTCTTGACGATGAGATTTGAGTTCCCAGCAGAACCGCCAGAAACGATCAAGTTTACGCTCAATGTCACGTTAGCTGTGTTCGTATTCGTCACAGTCGCCTTGTCGATAATGGTCTTGCAGTTGACAGCGGTGTACTGCGCAGTCTGAGAGTTCTCAAGCTGCTTAGGCGGGATGATGTTTTTGACTGTGACAGCCATAGTTAGGAAATGTTGTCTGTGACCGTGAGAATCACCGAGGGAATGGCAGGGACTGGAGGAGTGGCTGCCGAGGCCAATATCTGGCAAGAGGTGTCATCTGTGCTCCAGGTTAGCTCGAAGTAATCTCCGGCGTTGAGTGGCAACACGAAATTCCACGCGGCAACTGTTTCTGCGTTGTTGCCTTGAATACGAATCTGAGTCGCAGAGTCTGGAATGTCAATTCCATTCACTCTGGGCCAGATAAAGACAAGGCCAACCCCGCCTGAAATCTTGTCAAGCTGCGCAGAGAACTGAAAGTTGTAGATGCCCTCTGTGTCGATGTAGATCCGGCTGTTTGGTGTGCCAGTGTAAACACCAAAAGACAGGTCAGTCGTGTTAAGCGTCATCGGATACGCCGTGTTGATAGCAGCAGCAGTCTGAGTCTGCGTGCTATGAAACACTCCGTAGCGTTTCCTGCGCACCTCATTGATGACTGGAGGCAGAATGTCTGGCTGCGCAGTCACCTGTACGACTGGAGGAGCAATGTCAGAAACACTGCTGACTTCAACGCTCCGAGGAGCCAGTGCCAGTAGTTCGACTGCGTTTGCGAGTCTGTCTATAGCGGACAGTGCCTGAACTGCCTTAGAATCGGCATTCTGTGCGTTTATCGAGGCTTCCTCGATTAGGACAGTGTTGGTGTCGAGGCCTGACGGGATGAGGTCGAACAGTTGCTCAAAAGCCCTGATCGCTCGCTGCGAGGGCAGGAACTGAGCCAGCTCGTTACGAGTGATTTTGTAGGGGCCGTCCATATCACACCACCAAAGGTTCTATCCGCGCTTCAAGGCGAGCTACAGCCAGTTGCGCATCACTCGTGCCTCGGAACTTCTGCGCTCTCCACTGGCGCATCCTGCCTTGCTGTAACCAAGACAACCTCTTGCCACGCACTCCAGTCTTACCGGCCTTGCAGACTCGTTCTTGGCTCCAGGTTAAGCCATCCTCAGTATAGGAGGTGAAGATGCTTGGATCAGCACCAAAGGTGGAGTTCCCGGTCAGCGCTACCAGTTCCATCTCGTGGAAGATCAGGCCCCGGCTTTCGTTGTACAGGATGATCGTCGCAAACTCCCAGCCGTTAAGGACTCCCCAGTGGGACGAGAGCGAGTCAGACAGGTAGCCAAACGAGACGCTGGAAGGGTCACCAACGACCCACTTGTTGTACACCCAGACGAGATTCCTTGCCCTGTACTGCGAGTTGCCAACAAGACTGCTCGTCAACGTGAACCACACAGGCATGCCGGCCTTTGTGGTGGCCTCTGCGTCAAACACCAGAGTGCGGTCAGGAAGGTGGATGTAAAGGTGCCTGAACCCCTTGTCTACCCGGGACTCGACGAGCACGTTGGAGAGTTGAGTCTCAGTGAACTCTTCGAGGATCAAGTCAATCTCACGAGTGGAGATCTTCTGAGCGTTACTGCCAGAGATGAGCCAGACAGCAGGAGCCTCGTTACGTCCTCCACCGATGAACGCGATGGATTCCATGAACAGGCAGCAGGCATGTGTCCCGATGGCTCCACGTTGTACCTGGGCTCCTTCTACACGTTGAAACGGAAACAGGCTGCCTCCCACGTTGTCGAAGACTTCAATGGTATGCCGGTTGAGCGCGTAGACCTCGTTGCGGACCTTCAGCAGGGCCACAATCGGGTCAGGATCAGCTTCAGCAGACCCGTACTTGAGTGGGTTGACTGAGAAGGGGTCGTTGAGTTCCGTGACGATCAAGAACTCCCCGTCAGTCGTCATAAAGTACCCGTCCACCCAGACGACATCGACCACCGTACCTAGATCAGGGTCAGTGACCTGTTGAAGCCCAGTGCTGGGCCGATACAGGAACAGATTCCCGCCTGAAGCGATTGCCAAGTAGTCGAACGAGTAGTCGAAGGTCACCTGTCCTGTGCCACCTACATCCCCTATGACGGTCACAACATTCAGGCTGGAGATAGACACCAGCTTTGTGCCCATCACGCGATACAGGATTCCTTGCCACTCGATTCCCCCACGGTCAATGCCGGGGCCAGTGCCTAGGCTCACGATTCCGTCAGCAGGACGGAAGTAACCATCAGAGATGCCTGACTTAAGGATGACAGGCACCATGTTGCGTGGATATTCCACGCGGAAATCCCCAGCAGTGTCTGTGTAGATGCCGTTGAGGATTGGGACTTGCATTACTTCTTCTTCGCGGTCTTGGCAGAAGCCTTAAATGCAGCAGCAGTTGGCGCTCCCTTGGAACCAGGCTTGCGCATCCGCTCCTTCGATCCAGCCTCGATGCGTTCGCGTTTCTGATGGATGTTCTTGTAAAGTCCGTCTTTCATTTGCAGTTCCAGCGTTTAAGTGATGCAGCTTTGCGAGTGGGGCGTCCCTTCTCGTCCTTCATAGGACCGGGCATCCCGCTCATACGAGCACAGAAGGACTTCTTCCGGCCTGCGTCTGCCTTGGTCTTTGGATTAGGAGCCGGAGCCTTGAGGTTGCTGCCAGTAGCAGCGTTGTACTTGGCTCGCCCCTTGGCAGTCAGCCCTGCTCCTTTAGAGACAGGCAGCTTCTCACCCTTGGACACAGAGAGGTTGACCTGCTTTTTAGCCATTGGACTCGTCAGGAGGAGGCAAGAATGAACCGTCAGGCTGCTCGATCCAGCCTGGACCACAAGGAATGCCATCGACATTCACAAGAGTGGTTCCAGCGGGAGGAGTAAAAGGTGTCACTCCATCCCAGACAATGACGTTTTGGACCACCTTAGTGGCATCATCAACAATAGCGTAGTTCATGCTTAGAAATATGTTGTAATCACCACAAGCCCTGCACCGCCTGCACCGCCTGCACCGGATTGTGTGCCGGTTTCGGTTGCGCCACCACCACCACCACCACCCGCAGGAAAGCCACCATTACCCCCATTACCCCCATTACCAGCAGCGGATGAGCCACCACCACCACCACCTGAGCCTGGAGCAGTGTACCCTGCCGGCGCGGCGATGCCATTCCCGCCTGCTGAGTTCGCCAGACCAGCAGTTCCTCCAACAAGGTCTAGCGACGAACTGCGACCTCCAGCACCACCTGCAACAGGCAC